GTTGTGGTTGTTGAGCCATTAGTTGTTCAACTGCTACTTCTAATTCTTCATCAGTAAGTTTCTTTAATTCGTTTTGTGTTTCAATAGGTAGTGTTTCTATAAATGCTACCATTTGTTCATATTTCTTGTTCTTCTCTACTTGTTCTTGTCCACTTACTAGACCCATTCTTGTTTTAATATCTTCTATTAGTTCTTTAACTTTAGGTACTTGGTATTCAGGTAGTCTTTCTAAATAGTCGACCACAGTTATTGCCCCAATATTTAATAAGTCTTTAAGTTCTTTTAGTGATGTCAACTCACTAGCATAGCCTATTGCCCCTACATCTATTCTCTTGTTAGTGTTCAAGTCTTTAAGTTTGTTGAAGTCGAACTCTACTATTTGTGTGTCTTCTCCGTTACGAACTACTACCGGTCTAATACCATATTTAGTTCCTATCATATCTAACAAGTTATCAACAAATTGTTCTGTAAATTCATATAGATTACTTCTCAAATTTTCTAATGGTACTGATGTCAACTTTTCAGCTAATGCCATAGCACTTGTATTATCAGGTGTTACATTACCTACTGCTGCATCATTTATGCCCATCATATCTTTTGTTTGGTTGATAATCATATCTATAACTGTTATTACTTGGTTAGATACTTGTCCAGTTTCTAAGTAAACGGCATAGTTACGTATGTTCTCTCCAGCAGGTACATTTCTCATACCTATTGCCTTACCCACTTCATTGGTAGGTGCTGACATCTTATCGGCATCGTATACCATTGTTGGGAACGCAGTCTTCATTACAGAGTATATTACCATTGCTAATAGTTTATTTATTGCTATTTGGTTTGGTATTAGTCCTGTACATCCTGCTCTTCCGTGGTATTGGTTCTTTTGTTTTTTATAGTTCATCCATGCTATTGGGTATCTACTTAATCCTAGGTTTACTTTCTTGTACATATAAGCAAACTTAGTACACTTGCTAGCATATATGGTTCCGTTTTCTTTCCAATATTTAATTATGTAAAGAGCCTTGCCATATTTGTCGCCCTCTATTTCTACCTTACCATTATCTCCGGCTTGGTATTGCCATTCAGTATCAGGATCAACTTGTTCAGTTTGTTTATATGCTTTGGCTTCCTTTTTTAAATTCTCTACTAAATCTCTACCTACAACTAATATGTATGGTTGTATTTGTGGGTCTGGGTTGTTAGCGTTCCCGAACATTATATTGCTACCATCTACTAATTCGGCACATATCTTTCCCTTAGTATTCTCGTACTTTGCATCTTTTAATACTTTTGAGTCTTTGTCCCAATAAGTATGTAGACACATATCGCCCATATCAAATGCATCGCCCAAGCCCTCACGAACTTTGAACTCGTACTTTGTTTGGTCAAATATGTTGCGTATTTCGGCATTTGCTATCTCGGTTGCTTCAATTGCTTCTACCATTTCAGGAGTTCTATTCTCTTCTTTGCTAGAATACTCCAAAGGGTTTATAGTTGCACTTATACTTGTTGAGGTTACATTTGCTATTGTATGTTGTTTTGCCTTTTGTATTATAGGTATCATTGGTTTAGATATTTCCTCGGCTTCTACATTACGCCATTGGTCGCCATTAGCAAACGCTATATTGACATCTATTTGGTCATAGTATGATTTGTCGCCGTTGATTATTGCTTGGTTATATCTTATGCCATTGTCATATAGTTCCCAATCTTCAGTTATTTTGTTATTCATCTTTATACCCCCTCGTTGCTATTGTTTCATTATAGCTGAATAGTTTAGCAAAATCGCGTTCTATTCTCTCTTGTCTTTGCTTTTCTTTTTCTTCAATAGTTGGTTCAATAGTTGGTTTCTTTGTCTTAGTCATTAAGTATGTTATGAATCCACCCTCTAATAATACTATTGCTAATAAAACATATTCCATAGTGTCCTCCTTTAATATTTCAAGAAACTATTTAGGTTGTCTATCTTACCAGCAATAGCTTCTATGTTTTGTTCGTATTTGTGTTGTTTGTATAAGTCCATTTCAGTTGGTTCTTTCTTTAACATTGGTCTACCTGTGCTGAAGTATCTTAAGTCATCTACCTTATGAGTTAATTCGTGCGGTTCTTTAGCATATACGTTTGGGTTGTTCTTATCCTTTTGTATCTTTGTTAAACATCTCTCTGCGTTTGGACAAGCACCTTTTACAAACGTTAAGTTAGCAGTTAAATAAATCTCTCCCGTTTGTTCATCTCTAACCTCTATTGGTTTTAAATATTCTTTTAAGTTAATACAGCCACCCTCAAATGAATTATCTACTTTAACAAGCATTATTCCATTCTCTTGAAATATCTCTGCTGTACTCTTACCAGTGTGTCTGTTCTTGTCCCACAAATCAGGTGGAGCAAATGATTTACGTATTCCTCTCGAATAACATAACTTCGCTGCTTCACTTGCTAATAGTCCTTGTTCGTATATTTCATCAAATGCTTTATATCTGCCCTTATATAAAGATATACCTGTTACTGATAACATATCTAATCCATAGTCTAACGTATACCATACGGCGTTTTTATCTATGCTAGGGTCATCATTTATGTGTATGTGTTGCTTGAACTCTGGAAAGAATGCTCCTCCAGGTATTGTTAATGCTTCTTCTACTGTTGCTGGGTACTCTTGCATTATTGAATCGCCTAAATCTCTTTTAGTATTATCGTACCATTCTTGTGTTCTTCTTGGGTCGCTATACCACGGCAAAAATATCTTATTAAAATCATTGTCGCCTGTGTATATCTCTTCAAACAATGTTCCTCTATCTATGGTTGATAGACCTATTACCTTGCCACCAGTTGGTCTATTTATAGTAGGGTATGCACTTAGCCATATCTCCTTGGCAAATTGTTGGAATGCCCACTCATCTAGTATTAGTAAGTTGGCAGTAAATGACCTACCTGCACTCTTGCTTGAACTAAATGCTTTGAACATACTCGCTTTATCTTTGTGCAGTATTTCTATTGACAATGCTGTTGTCCTATATTTTAATCCTTGCCAGTCTTTATTCTCATCAGTATCTTCTTTTATAAACATACCTAGTTTACTTAACATCGTTTTTAGTCTTCTTATTAGTTCCTTGGCGTCCTCTTCGGTCTTGGACAATGCAATTATTAAGTAGCCCACATTAAATAGCAACTGGTGCATAGAATAAGCAAGAGTTAGCCAGGTTACCCCAAGTTGTCTTGCTTTTAGTATTATGTTCAGTCTATTATTATGTACGCTATTTAGCAATTCCTTTTGTTTGTCCCATAGTTTGAATAGTTGCAGTATGTTGTCTTTATTGTCCGGTTCTTCTATGTAGATGTAATGTTCTATAAAATACTCTATGTTGTCGCTACAATACTCAAATTCTTTTTGCCTTAAAAACTCTAATTGGTTCATTTTATTCTTTCAGTTAAGTTGTTAAGTAGTTTCTTGTCTTCTTCGCCGATGTTGAGTTCGGTTTTAACTTCGCTCTTCTCGGTAGGTTTCTCCCCAATTGTATCTCTTATAATCTTGTATGCCTCGTTGCCCACATTGTCTTGTGATATTGCCCTAGTTGTTAATGCAACACTGATTGCCTTTTGCAAATCCTCATCTTCGAGCATCATTAGTAATTGCTCTTTTAATGATTTTCTTCTCAAGCGTTCTTTTACTGACGCAACTTGTCCCATTCTTCTTATCCTTAAAGCGTCCTCGGGATCGCGTTCAGTTATTGGTATTAAATTGTCATTATTTCCCCAAGCCATAAAATCACTTCCCTTAATTATGTTCTATTATTTATATACGCATTTACTGAAAAAAAGATAAAATTACTTATCTTTTAATACGCTAAACCAGTAAGCCGATACATTAAACATCAGCCCACCGAGTGCTTCTTCAAGTCCATCTCTGCTACCATAGCCATCGTGTTCTTTAAGCACATCTATAAAATGCCTCCACGCACTTTCAATACATACTTGGCGATGTTCTTCTGGTGTGCCAAACAACTTTTGCCAGTTCTTGTTGTCTCTCCTAGTGCCGTCTGGTAGTAGTGAGTGCTTCTCAATGTATGCTCCGTATGCTTCTAATACCAAAGGTGATAATGCCCCTTGATAGCGAATTTTGCCCTCTTGTTTGTCGCGGATTGCACCTGATTCAAACTTTCTTAAATCGCTCATTGCTCCACCTCGTTAGTTACATCAACAAATGTAATCTTTTCACCTAACACTTCGCTAAACATCTTTTCTAGTACATCCAATCTATTGTCCATTGTTTCTAGTTGTTTATAAACTATCTTGCGATTGTAGTGTTCCTCAAAGTAGTCAATCTCGGCTCTCATACCCTCGCTAATTGTACTGCCGAACACCCACAACTCATCGCACATATCTAGCAACTCAATGCCACACTCCATACCAATTACTCGCTCAATAGCATTTGTATCATCTAAAAATTGAGTAAAGTATGCGTGTGGGGCTATTGGAATACAGCCATCGTTCAATAGTGCATCTCTGCAATACTTTCTAGCTCGTTCAATGTTGCCCTGTATGTCGCCTTTTAGTGGGCTACAAATGTAGACTTTCTTCATAAATTCCTCCTAAATTTCTATTTTAATATT